GTGCTAATGGTTTTGCTAATGTAACTAGAGATGGCGGTGAATGTATTAACTTTAACAGACTTACATCTGATGGAACTATTATAGATTTTAGAAAAGATAGTACAACACAAGGAAACATCGGTACAACAGGTGTTGCAAACGGAGTTGAAATTTATATCGCAAGTGGTAATACAAGTTCTGTTGGTGCTGGATTAAGTTTTGCTAATGTTACAATTAGTAACTATATAGCACCGTGTAGAGGTGATGGTTCTTATGCTGATAATCTAATTGATTTAGGTACATCAAGTGCAAGATTCGATGACATTTACGCTACCAACGGTACTATACAAACTTCTGACAGAAACGAAAAACAAGATATACAAGCCTTAACAGAAGCAGAGCAAAGAGTAGCTACAGCATGTAAAGGTTTGATTAGAAGATTCAGATGGCAAGATGCAGTAGAAGAAAAAGGCGATGATGCTAGATTACACTTTGGTGTTATTGCTCAAGACTTACAAGATGCGTTTACAGCAGAAGGCCTTGATGCAGGTGACTATGGTATGTTTATATCTAGCACTTGGACTGATGATGATGGAAACGAGCAAACTAGGCTTGGAGTAAGGTATAATGAACTCCTAGCTTTCATAATAACAACTTTATAGGAGAACAAGATGGCAAATACATACGAATGGGACTGTAAAACAGTTGACGTGTATCCAGAATACGAGGATCACACAGACACAGTTTACAATGTTCATTGGAGATTAAACGCAACAAGTAGCGAAAAGCATGAAGTAGATGGAGAGGAAGTACCATACACATCTACTGTTTACGGTACTCAATCATTATCATTAGAAGATATTGGTACAGACTTCAAACCTTTTGCAGATTTAACAAATGAAATAGTTACTGGTTGGGTAGAAACAACAATGGGTGCTGATGAAGTTACTAATTTAAAAACAGCACTAGATGCTAAAATAACAGAGGAAATCACGCCTACTACTGAAACAAAAACCATAGGAGGATAATATGGAAGTCTTGATAGAGATAATTGTTATAACAGGTGTAATATTGTTTATAATATATAAAAAGAAACCAGAATGGATTGAGTTAATAAAATCCAAATTTAAGAAGTAAGCATCATGGCAGATACCTATACCACCAATTTAAACTTAAGAAAACCACAAGTAGGAGGCGCTACTAATGAGTGGGGAACAAGATTAAACACCGATTTAGATCAAATTGATAATATCTTTGCAGATGCTGGTAACGGAACTAGCGTTGGTTTAAATGTTGGTAATAGTAAAACTTTAACAGTAGCAGGAACATTAACCTCTACTGGTACAGCATCTTTTACAACTATTGATGTAAACGGAGGTGCTATAGATGGATCTCCAATAGGAGCTAACTCAGCTTCTACAGGTGCATTTACTACGCTATCAACAACTGGGTTAGCTACTTTAAACAGCGCAACAATCAGTGGCACATCTACATTAACTACAGTAGATATTAATGGTGGTGCTATTGATGGTACTGCTATCGGTGTTAATTCAGCATCAACTGTAGCAGCAACCACACTAACAGCAACAACTGTAACTGCTACTGGTAATGTAAATACTAGTGGTGGCGAGCTACAAATCGATGGCACTAACGTATTAGAAAAAGTATATCCAGTTGGATCTATTTATATCAATGCAACTAGTGCAACTAATCCAGCGACATTACTTGGCTTTGGTACATGGGTAGCTTTTGGAGCTGGTAAAGTTATAGTTGGTTTAGATTCTTCTGATACAGATTTTGACACAGCAGAAGAAACTGGTGGTGCAAAAACACATACTTTAACAATAAATCAAATACCAGCGCATACGCACACAATAGATACAAGTGACAATCCAGCTGGTTCAGGTTCATTAGAGGTTGCAGGTGGTTCTCCTATAGGAACAAAATCAACGCAATCAACAGGCGGTGGACAAGCGCATAATAACTTACAACCATACATAGTTGCTTATATGTGGAAACGTACAGTATAGGAGCTGACAATGGCCCTATACCCAATCACACCACCCGCAGGAATAATCAAGAACGGTACTGACTACGCTAACAAAGGACGTTGGGTAGATGGTGATTTGGTACGTTTTGAAAACGGTTATTTAAAACCTATTGGTGGTTGGACAAACTTTGAAAGCACTACTTTAGTAGGCACTCCTATAGCCATGTATTCATATAGAACTAATGACGGAGAAAAAGTTTTAGCAGTTGGCACTAGAAGCAAGGTCTATGTATTTTATGAAGATGCTTGGATAGATATAACACCATCAGGTTTTGTTGGAGACATAGTTAATTCATCAACTGGTTATGGTACATACGATTATGGTGAAGAAGATTACGGCGATGAAAGATCAACATCTACACTAGCACTTAAAGTAGATCATTTTTCATTTGATAACTGGGGTGAACATTTAGTCTTCTGTTGCTCTAGTGACGGTAAAATATACCAATGGAGACCAGATGCAGGATCAGGTTCGCCAGATACCATAGCTACACAAATCAGTAATTCTCCAATAGGCTGTCAAGCTATTATAGTAAGTAACGAAAGACATCTAATAGCTATAGGATCATACACAGATCCAAGAAGAGTATCTTGGTCAGATAGAGAAGATAACACTAACTGGACATCTACTGCTAGAAACACAGCAGGTGATCTGCAAATACCAACAGGCGGTAGAGCTTTATACGCAGTTAAATGGCAAAACGATATTATTATATTTACAGACGTTGGTATTAATAGACTTTATTATGTAGGCTCACCTTTTGTATATGGTATACAAGATGCTGGCGTAAACTGTAAAGCTATCAGCCCAAGAGCTATAGCATCATCTGGTAGCTTCTTATCTTGGATAGGTGAAAACTCATTCTTTACATTTGATGGTAACTTAAGAGAACTTAAATCAGACGTACATGATTTTATATTTGACAACATAAGAGTTAGCAACCAAGAGAATACTTTTGGCACACACAATATAGACTTTAATGAGATATGGTGGTTTTTTCCAGTAGGGGATGATTACCAATCAACACCAAACAAATATGTTATTTGGAATTACTTAGATAACGTATGGTCAATAGGATCAATGGACAGAAGTTGTTGGGTAGACCAAGGTGTATTTGATTACCCATTAGCATGTGATTCAAGTGGTAATGTATATGAGCATGACAAAAGAGTTTTATTTGATTCACCAGGCATAGGAACGCAAGTACCATTTTGTGAAAGCGCACCTATAGAAATAGGTAATGGCGACAGAGTGGTGCAAGTTAATCAGATTATTCCAGACGAGGAAGCAGCAACATTACCAGGTATAACAGTAGGATTTAAAGGTAGGTTTACACCGCTAGGTGCAGAGACAGACTTTGGTAACTTTACTTTTGATACAGACGGTTATACAGATGCAAGGTTTAGCGCAAGACAAGTATCTATGAAAGTAACAGGATCACTAACTCAAGATTTCCAAGTTGGTAAAATAAGAGTAGATGGTAAACCAAGGGGTAGAAGATAATGGCATTAAGTTTATCCTCAAAAGAACAGTACATACAAAGAGCAATTAATGTTAAGCATGCTTTTTCTGCAACTACAAAACAAACTATATATACAGCTCCTACTGGCGATGATTTTACTTTTGCTATCATTAAAGGATTTATTGCTTGCGATCATGGCAATCAACAAACAAACATAGATGTATCTATTACAGATACAAGCTCTAATGAATTTTTTATTTTTAAACAGCACAATATAAGCGCACATGCTACTGAAGAATTACAAACAAATGAAGGCATTATTTTAAAGCAAGGAGAAATATTAAAAGCGCAAGTAAATCATGCAAACATACATTTAGTTTTAAGCGTAATAGAATATGCAAAAGGCGATTAAAGAAAGTTGGCAAGAGGAATGGATAAGAACTAAACCTCTTATAGCAAAAGCGGTTAAACATCAAGATGCCTATACAATTGATGACATAGAAGATAAAATAAGAGAAGGAATATTCCTACTTTGGGCTAGTAAAAACTCAGCCTTTGTAACAGAGTTTGTAATATTTCCACAGCACACCGCAATGAATTTACTTTTTTGTGGTGGTGACTATAAAGAATTAGAGGCAATGTTGCCACATATAGAAGAATATGCAAAACAATGTGGAGTCAAAAGGCTCTACGGTGGTGGCAGAAAAGGATGGACAAGAAAGCTTAAACATCTTGGATTTGTAACAGAACATTTAATTAGAAAAGATTTATGAGTAAAGGAAAAACCAAAACACAAGAACAAGCTACTTTGCCAGATTGGCAGATGGACTTGTTTAAAGATTATTATCAACGTGCAAAAGAAGCTGCTGACATACCATTCCAAGGATATACTGGCGATAGAATAGCGGGATTGTCACCAGAAGAACTACAGATGGGACAAGGAATCCAGGGCTTGTTTGGTACTGCTTTTGGTTTTGATCCTACTGCACAATTACAACAATTAGCTGGTCAGCAAGCTCCGCAAATAGGTGACGTACCATCTTTGTTAGATATGGACATTGGTGCATATCAATCACCGTATCAACAACAAGTTATAGATTTAACAGAGCAAGACTTTGCTAGACGTAGAGATTTACAAAGACAGCAAGCAGAAGATGTGGCGATGCGATCTGGCGCGTTTGGTGGTTCAAGAGGAACGATATACGAGCAAGAAGCATTAAGACCTTTAATAGAACAAGAAGCTAGAACAGTTGCCGACATAAGAGACAGAGGATACGGGCAGGCGCTGGGCGCAATGGAGTCTGACATAGCAAGACAACAGCAATTAGCTATGTTTGCACCAGAATTAGAACTTAGAGGCAGAGCGCAAGAAGCTGGTTTACTTGGTGGTTTGCTAGGTGGACAACAGCAAGCACTAGGATTACTCGGTGGTTATGGTGGTTTATCAAGAGGTATAGGACAAGCACAAAGAGACTTTGACTTTAGCGAGTTTATGAGACAACAACAATACCCAGCATATCAGTTAGGATTACTTGGCCAAGGTTTAGGCATGATGCCACAGTTAAGGGGAAAAACAGGAACAAGAAGCGAAAGAAATGCAAGTTTAAGTGATTTAGGCGATTTTTTAAGTGGTTTGGCTCAATTTGGATAAGATTAAATTATGGCAATATTAAATTTACCCACATTTAAAGAACAGGAGGAAAAAACTCCAGAGCAAAGGATGTTAGAAAGTTTGCAACAAATGCAAATAGAAAGACCACCTGTACCAGCAGTAGAAGTTCCTAGGTTTACTAGATACGGTAACAGAATGGCAGAGCGTGGCGGTTTTGATGTATTACCGCAAGAGCAATTGTCTGGAATGACACAACAGCAAATAGATGAATATGAAGCAGAAAGAAGAAAGGCTAGAGGTGCTGGTATATCTGAAACATTATTAAGAGTAGGTCAAGCTTTCCAAGGTTTAGATGCGTCTGGATTAGCCTTAGAAAGACAGCAAGCAAGGCAACAAGCAGAAATGCAAAAAAACTACCAAGCACAGTATCAAAATGCTATACAAACTGCTGAGCAAACAAACCCACAACAAGCAATACTGCTAAGAAGCCTTGGCTTACCTGGTTTTGTAAGTTTACAACAAAAACGTGCAGAGCAAATGCTTTTAGGTGGTGGTCAAAAAGATTATAAACCTGAATTAGTAGAATATAAAAATACAACAGAAGAACCTATAACAATTGGTAACATTGTTATACCACCTGGTAGAAAAATGCCTTTAAATGTTTCAATACCAGAAATAGCCAATGCTATAAGCGGAACATCTGGGTTAGAGTCTGTAAAAGGTGGAACTGTTTATACAAGACAAGGCGCACAGTTTGAAACTGATGCGGGAATATATAGAGAAATATTGGTTCAAGATCAACAATATTTTTCTGGACCAGGCGGAAGATTTACTGCTGAAGAATTTTTTGCAAAACATCCAGAAGCTAGAACAACTACCACAGCTGAAGGTTATAGATATATACCTGATTTAAAAACATTTTCTAAATTTAATACAGACTTAGTTGCCATTGAAAAATCTATGTTTCAATTAGAAAATTATTACAAAAATGTAAAAGACGCAAATGTTGGTTTGGAAAGATTGGGCGATCAATTATCACAATGGTTTAAAACTTTAGCTGGACAGCAAAATTTAACACCTGAAGAATTGTATAGAGCTTTGGCAGAGGGAAGGTTGCAAGGACTTATAGGAGCAAACAGAATTGATACTGTTGGCGGAGGTGTTATGACTGAAAAAGATGCGTGGAGAGTTATAGCAAGATTGGGTGGAGATGTAGATGCGTTACAAAACCCAGCAGTCGTAGGACCTTTATTAAAAGAGATGTATCAATTAAAAGTTTTTGATTACAACCAACAAATTAAAAATTATAACAATGCTGTAGAAACAGGTAATTTTAAAGGTTATGAAAAAAGAAATCCAATCTCAAATGAAGAAATAGATAGAATTTTTACAGTATTACCGTCAGGAATACCAGCTGGTAGCAAGAAAGTTGTTGTGAAAGGTACAACCTTGTATCAAACTAATGGTAAATATTATGGTGTTTTGCCCAATGGTACAGTAAAGGAAGTGGAAATAGATTAATATGGCAATAAAATTATCTGAACTACAAGCAATAGAAGAAACTATAACAACCGCTCCAGAAACTTTAACTGCAAGACAGGTTGCTACACAAGCTGTTAAAAATATACCAGGTAGTGCAATACAATATGGTACTGATATTGCAGTAGCTTTAGCAGATCCAATAGGAACAGCTAAATCTATAGGTCAATTAGGAGCAGGTATCGTACAGTTACTTATACCAGGTGAGCAAGCCAATGAACAACAAGCAAAAGCTGTTGGTCAATATTTTGCTAACAGATATGGTGGTATGGAAAATCTAAAACGAACTATAGCTACTGATCCAGTTGGTTTTTTAGGAGATGCTTCTATATTATTAACAGGTGGCGCTGCTCTTGCATCCAAAGTAGCACCATTAAAACAAGTTGCAGAAAAAGCAAAAAAAGCAGGGCAAGCAATAGATCCATTAGCAATTGCATCAAAACCTGTATCAGCAACATTAGAGTCTGGTTTAGGTTTAACAACAGGTGTTGGAAGAGAGGCTGTGCAAGAGGCATATAGAGCTGGAGTTGCAGGAGGTAAGCCAGCAAAAGAATTTACCACAGCAATGCGACAGAAAGATTCTTTAAAAGGTATTGTCGATGAAGCTAAAAGAGGCGTTACAGAAATGGCTGGAAAAAGAAAAGCTGAATACCTTAAAAGTATGGAGGGTATAAAAGCTTCTACAAAAAAAATAAACTTTACACCAATACTCCAAGAAGTTGACAATATAAGAAAATCATTTGAGTTTGAAGGACAAACAACCTTAGATGCAGGTGGTTTGAAAAAATTGCAAGAAGTAGAAAACGCTGTATTAGATTGGTCTGTTGATCCTAAATTTCATACTGTAGAAGGATTAGATGCTCTGAAAAAGAAAATAGATAATTTAATGCCTGAAGCTGAAACCTTTGGCAAGACTTCTGGTAAAGGCGCAAATGTTGTGACAAGAGCTAGAACAATAGTAAATAAAAAAATAAAAGAAGCGTCACCAGAATATGCAAAAGCAACAAAAGCGTATGAAGAAGCTATTGGTTTAGAAAAAGAAATAAGACAATCATTGAGCGTTGGAAATAAAGCATCAGCCGATGCAGCATTAAGAAAATTATTATCAGTAATGAGAAACAATGCCAATACTAATTTTGGCGTAAGATTAGAAAATTTAAAGAAACTTGAAGAAGCGGGCGGTGTTAGTCTAACACCATCTTTAGCTGGAGCAAGTTTAAGTCAGCTTACACCAAGAGGTATACAAGGAACTTTAACACCTTATGGCGTTGCTGGATTAGGAGCTACAGGTGCTATACCAGGTCCACAGCTAGCTGGTTTATTAGCAGCATCATCTCCAAGAATAGTGGGAGAAACCGCATTTAAAGCTGGTCAAGTAGGAAGAGTTTTACCGCCTAGCGCAGTTACTAGACAAGCTGGTGTAATTGAACAACAAATTGGTGGAGATGATAATCTTACACTTGCAGCGCTACAAAGAGCCTTCAATATAGGTAGACAACCGCAATAACCACATGGCGCGCCAATCAGAAAGAGTTGGCCGATCTGGAGAATACTTAGTAGCCTCGGTGCTTTCTACCCTTTCTGATACTGTTACTGTTATGCCACATGGTTCTAAAGCCGATATCATCTTTGAGGTTGGCCAAACTCTTTACAAGTGCCAGGTCAAAACACAAAAGCAAATAGAGAAAGCTAGAAAAAGCTGGCGGTTTGATCTTAGATGTGGATCTCATTCTAAGACTAGGTTTTATAATAAAGGTGACATAGATGTGTATGCTTTAGTTGCATTAAATTGTCAAAAGGTAATGTTTTTCTTTCCAGATGGTAGTAAGCAGATATCTGTTGAGGACAAAGATATCCAAGCGATTGACTCGCTGAAAAATGTAGAAAACCTATTTAAAGAGCTTCAATGTCAACAGACACAGTAGGATCTTTATAATGTGTTACAGAGTTCATACCTAAAGATATTAGATACTCAGCCACATCATGTGGTTCTTTCTGTTCCAGTTTACAAAAATCTCTAAACTTTCTAGCAAGATGTTTGTTTACATAGATAGGTTTTCTTCCGTTTCTTTCTTTAAGAATTGGATCGTCAAACGCATCAAAATTCATAGTTACCTCTTAATCCAGAGAAACCTCTACTGAATATTTACCTATATCGTTACCATCAGAATCTACGCCATGGACCATCTGTAGTTCTAAATCTATAAAGTGTTTAGCCTTCATTAGATCAGTTACTCTATCTTTCTTATCACCTTTGGTTCTAGTTATATATTTAAGACAACTACCTAAGTTATAAGACAGGTTGTTAGCATAGATATAGTCAATGGGTTGTATTCTGGCTGACTTGTAATGTGTACCAGCTACTTGGTTATTGGTTGCAAGCTTGTCTATTGCTTGATCCCAGTCCTTTTCATTTCCTATATTCATGTGTGCATATACAGTTTTATTCATAAAATTTCTCCACTTTTTTATTATTATACTACTTGTAAATTAGTAATATTGGTATATTATAAACAAAAATATAAATAAAAGGGAAATTTATGGAAATATCAGAAAAGAATTTTGACATATCAAATACCATAGAAGTTGACGAACTAGCAGAGAGATGGGGAGTCAGCAAGAAAACAATTGATAATAGAAGGTACAGAGGTCAAGGACCAAACTACTTTAAGATTGGTGGCAAGATCAAATACGATCTTGATGATGTGAAGAGAATGGAACAAGACTCTTACATTTCCGTCCATGGCACACGCTAAGTTAAGTCCATCAGCTGCAAAGATATGGATGGCATGTCCAGGTATGCCACAATTACTTGCGAGCATGGATGTAGAATATAAGGTAGGCATACCCGCTGCTACTGGTACATTAATTCACGAAATGGTAGAGACACTATTAAAAGGTAGACTTAATAACCTAACAATAGAAGAGTATTACTTAGGCACTACACATCATGTAGAAGATTTTGACATCACAGTAGACCAAGAGATGATTGATTGTGCTAATACTTATGTAGAGTACATAGATCAAAGAGTACAAGAGTTAGATATTAAAAGACCTTTGATTGAAGAGAAAGTCAACATGCCAGAGATACATACAGATCTATGGGGAACAGCAGATGCTATTCTTATTGGTAAAGACACCATAGAAATTATAGATTTAAAGACAGGAAAGTGGGCGGTTGAAGCAGATAACCCACAAATGCGTATCTATGCGTTAGGTGCATTAACTAGATACGGTGATGACTGCACAGTTCAAATGACTATCGTACAACCAAGAGGTTGGCACAAAGATGGTCCTATCAGATCATATTCCATATCAGCTATCAATTTAGTTGATTGGGCTTATGAAACCTTAAAGCCAGCAGCTGATGCTTGCTTTGAAGAAATACCCACATACAACTATAGTAAAGACGGATGCCGTTGGTGTAATGCTAAAGACGTATGTGATACTTATAAACAAAACCAAAAGGGAGACTAAAATGGTAGAAGAAAATAATGAAGTAAATACTTTTAGCTTTGAAGAAGGCGGTAAGGAATACAACCTTAACGACCTTAATGATGAGCAAGGTTTACTTTACAACAAACTGGCTGTACTAGAAAAACAAAAGAATGAATTTGTTGGTAACGCTAACTTTGAAGTAGAGAAGCTTGACATATTAAGAGCTGAGTATTCAAGAAGGCTAAAAGAGTCACTTGAAAGCGAACCTGTCATAGAGGTGGCTGAGTGAGTTTAGCTAACATAAGACAAAAGGCAAAACTAAAACCACCAATCATGGTTATCTATGGACCTGGTGGTATTGGTAAGACAACCTTTGGCGCAACTATGAATAAACCAATCATAGTACAAGCTGAAGATGGTATCGGTAAGATTGAATGTCCACATTTTCCTGTGGCTAAATCTTATAATGAGTTTGTTGGTAATCTTAAAGCATTAATTGATGATGAGTCTGAATATAAAACTGTTGTTATAGATAGTTTAGATTGGTTAGAAACATTAATGCACGAGCATGTCTGTGAAAAGAACGGTTGGCCAGATATCAGCGCACCAGCCTACGGAAAAGGTTACAGCGCTTGTATAGAGATATGGAAGGAGTACCTAGCTTTATTAAACCAATTAAGAGATAAGGGTTTTACCATCTTACAAATTGCACACAATGAAGTTAGAAGATATGAAGATCCATCAAGTGAACCACATGATAGACATCAAATTAAGTTGCACAGAAAAGCAGCTGACTTAGTAATAGAACATAGTGACGCGGTATTTTTTGCTAATTACAAGATAGGTACTATCCAAGTAAAAGGCAAAGGCGGTGGCATGACTACTAAACTAAAACAAGGTGATAGAACTATCTTCACACAAGAAACACCTGGCTTCCAAGCTAAGAATAGATTTGGCTTAGACAATGAGATGCCTTTCGACTGGAAGGAGATCAGGGAGCAGATGTTGAAATGAATGAGATATTGCTATTAGAGTATAACGAGTTTGATCCTGGTGATGATCCACAGTACACAGATGGTTATTGTAACTATTGTGGATCTAAAGAGGATGACTGCGTTGAATATAAATGTTGGATTTAAAAAAGGAGTAAATTATGGATATGTCAAAATATAACGTAAATGTATCTGATGATAACAAATCAGGAATAGAGCCTGGCAGGTATATATTAAATTATGCGGGCGAGGAGAAAAAACCTTTGGAGGGTAAAAAGAACTGGCGAGGACACAAAATGTACTTTGAAGTTGATGGAACTGGTATAACAATTAGTCATGCTTTTACTATAGGACACGATGATCCGCGTTATGTAGATTGGGGTGTGAAATCAATGTTGCTTATGTCGCAAGCTATGGGTTTTTCTAGCCCACCAACTGATACTGAAACACAAATGATAGGCAAAAGCGTATCTGCTGAGTTAATTAGAGGTGATAGTGGTTATTTAGAAATAAATGAACAGTTTGGTAAAACATGGCAACCAGCTAAAGGTAGCCCAAAGCCAAAAGTTGTTAGCGAAAAACCAATACAAGCTGGTCCATCAGAGGCTGATCTTAAAGCAATGGGATCAAGTGTAGCTGAAGATGACGAAATTCCCTTTTGATGCTAAACGTAGGCCAACGCTGTGCGCTTATTGTAAGCGTCCAGCTGGCCCTTTTTTGAAACAAGATGGAGAACATTGGCTTGGTGCGTGCAGTATGGATCATTTAAAAAAGATTAGTGATGGCGAAAGGCTACCTAACAAAGCACAATTAAATGATGATGGTATTGAATACTCTATAGCACAAACCAAAGATTTATATTTAGATTTAACATATAAAGAGGAAGACAAACCATTACATCAATGGGATAGGGAGAACAGAAAACGAGTCTTTACTTCTATTGTTAGAGAATATCTAAACTGGGCGAACGTGCAAGCCGAGTTAGATGACCAGAGAGCTGCAAATGGATTTAACAAAGTACCTGAAAAAGGACGTACTCTATAACGACTTAGGTTTTAGTACAGGAAAGAGTACACACGATTTAATAAACGAGATGCAAGCACAGGGATTGCTTGTAGACTTCTTAGAAATTACTGGTGACATAATCAGAGTGCCAGTACAAGCAACAAACAGTAAACCAGATAAAGGCGGTCAACGTAGTGGTTACTATGTGGTAAACCAGGTAGGTGAACACATGTTCTGTACTTATGGTAACTGGAAGACTGGCTTTGAAGGCAAATGGAGTTCTGTAGATACCAATAGCCTTAGTGTAGTAGACAAGCAAGCACTACATAAACAAATGGAAGAGGCATCGGCCAAAGCGAAAGAGCAAAGGAAACTGAGACAAGATGAAGTTGCAATGGAGGCAAAGGAACGACTGAATATATGCCACGAGGCTACTGAACATGAATATCTCACTAGTAAAAAAGTTAAAAGCTATGGGTTGAAGCAATTAAATGGAAACTTAATTGTTCCTGTGTATTCTACATCAGGCGAGCTTCGTTCTCTACAGTCTATTGATAAAAAAGGCAACAAAAGATTCAAATCTGCATCAGAAATTAAAGGCAATGTATTTTTAATTGGTACTAGCTTTGCAGAAATAAAAAATATAGAAAAATTAATTTTAGTTGAAGGCTACTCAACTGCTGCTTCAGTTTATGAAGCTACCCAAATTCCTGTAGCTTGCGTATTTAGTGCCAATTTTATATTGGATGCAGCCTCTAAATTACGTGAGCTAACAGGTGCTAGATTTATTTTAGCGCTTGACAATGATGAGAGCGGAGTAGGTGAAAAGAAGGCGCAAGAGTGCGCGAGTGCTGTAATCAATTGTGCGGTAAGACTACCAAGAGAGCGCGGGGATTACAATGATCTGTATTTAAAACATGGTTTAGATAAAGTAAAAGCTGAACTCATGGAGCATAAGTTAGGCATACAAAAGTACGCTGTAAGAAACTTAGTAGGTAAGCCTGAGCCACAAAAATTTTTAGTAGATGGATTAATACCTATAGCCAAGCCAGGCATATTAGCAGCCGTTGGTGGCGTGGGTAAGTCACTTAGTATTATTCAGCTAGCATTGTCTGTGGCGTGCGGAGGCAGGTGGTGGGGTAAAGATGTTAAGCAACGTGGTAATACAGTTATTTTTTGTGCTGAAGATGATTTAATGGAAATACATAGGCGTTTAGATCTGCTTGATCCTAAAGGCAAGCGATTCGACTCCTCATATGATGTCTATGTGTTTCCAGTCCCAGAGCAAAAAGAACCTATGATATTGATGCGAGAAGAAGGCGTTACACCTATCGCGCAAGAGCTGGTGGAGGAGTTAGGAGCAATACCAAATTTAAAGTTAGTTTGTTTTGATCCGCTCCAAGCATTTACAACTGGCAATGTATCAAGTAGTAACGAGGCGGGCCAGTTATGGGGATCTTACTGTGCGAACATATCGGCGCGTCTGGGGTGTACCACATTGACCATACATCATTTAAACAAAGGAGCGCTGACTAACGATTCAGATGATGCTATGAGCCATAGAGCTGAGATTAGAGGTGCAAGTTCCATTACAGACTCAGTAAGATTTGCATTGAGTTTATGGTTGGCGAGCGCGGAGGATTGCGAGCGGATTTGTGAGGAAATGCGCGTGAAAAATGATCGCATGGCGGTGGTAAAAGCTGCACTTGTAAAATCTAATTCAGGCAATGTTGACTATGAAACCAAGACATTATTTAGGAAAGATGGCGTGCTTGAATTATTAGAAGAAGTGAAAAATCCAATACATTTATATGACAAATTTTAGGAGAAAATTATGAAAATACAAATACTACAGGGAGACTGCACAGAAACATTACAAAAATTAGACGATAAATCTATAAATACTTGTATTACTTCACCACCTTATTGGGGATTGAGAGACTATGGAGAGAGCGACCAGTTGGGTTTAGAAGATACTCCTGAGGAATTTGTTAATAACTTAGTTAAAGTATTTAGAGAAGTAAAACGCGTCTTGACGGATGATGGTACTGTTTGGTTAAATCTTGGTGATAGTTATGCTGGTAACAATTCAAGAGCGTCAAATAATGGCAGAGCTGGTTATGGAAATCCTAGAGAGGGGGTTTATAAAAAAACAGGTAAGGGTTTAAAAACAAAAGATTTAATTGGTATTCCCTGGAGAGTAGCATTAGCTCTACAAAAAGATGGCTGGTATTTAAGACAAGATATTATCTGGCACAAACCCAATCCTATGCCAGAGAGTGTAAAAGATAGATGCACAAAGGCACATGAATATATTTTTTTATTAAGTAAAAACCAAAAGTATTATTTTGATAACGAGGCAATAAAAGAGGATGCAAAATATCCTCAAGGGCCAAACTCACCACAAAATATAAAAAAGGGTGTGGGTAAAAAGGGCATGGATACTAGAGGAGGTTTATCTAAAATTGGAGCTATACCAAAAAAGAACAAAAGATCAGTTTGGACTGTTACCACCAAACCATTTAAAGGCGCACATTTTGCAACCTTTCCTATGGATTTAATAGAGCCATGTGTATTAGCTGGTTGTCCAGAAGGCGGTACAGTTTTAGATCCTTTTGGTGGTAGTGGGACAACAGGAATTGTTGCAACGAACCACAACAGAAATGCTGTTTTATGTGAGTTAAACCAAGAATATATAGAGATAGCAAAAGACAGAATAAGCCAACAAGCTGGCATTTTTGTTGATGTTGAGCAAATAAACCATAGGGAGTGTTAGGGACATAGTATGGGAGTGTTAGGGACATACCTTGACCAAGATAGGGACATAACTTGAGTAAGACACTCCCATATATCCATATCATAGTCATATGATATAGGAAGCGAACCCCTTGAGGGGGTTCAGCTTCCAGAGAAAAGAGAGAAGCAAAGAAGATGAAAAGATTTAAAACGATAGATAAAAATCATTGGTGGATCACCACCCAT